TAATTGTTTATCATTCTCCGGCAGATTCCCAGGAGAGAGTGGCTGCACCGTCGTCCATGACGAGCTGCAGGCTGTAGGTCCCGTCAGTATCCGGAAATTCCGGAAGCTCAGGCAGGGCGCCTTCGACTGCGGACAATCTGGTATCCAGCGCACTGATACTGGCTTTGATATCCGTATTTGCTGCGTCCTCAAACGGAGGATTAACAGGCTGCGCAGGCTTATCCATAGCTGCCTTCATGCGCAGGATCTCGTTCCCGACTTCATCCGGGACAGTGATAGTTTCGCCGGCGCCATACGCATAGCGCTTGCCGGCGACAATAACCACCAAGGGATTATTGCCGATATTTGGAATTGTGATAGTCATGGTAACCTCCTACATTGTTACGATCATTTCTTTTTTCTTGCCACGCAGCGTCAGCGTGTTGATGCAATGCGTAGTCGGCAGCAGCATCTTCTGTGCTGCATAACCTCCATATTCAAGCCAGCTTGTGGCGCTTATTACCTTGAAGGGCCTCACGCTGATTTGATTGTTAAAAGGATCAATCTTGATCTTCCCAGGCTGTGTGGTGTAGGGCTTATGGGTATGCCCGGTAATCAAGACATCCATGCCATCTATTACATAGCCGAAACGCTCATTTTTGTTGACAGCAGATCCGGTCAATATCCCGCCTCCGGAACCGTGGTTGACCACAAGGATATATGTTGGCCGGTATTTGCCACCAACATCACGAGCCTTGCCAAGCTGGATCTTAATGAAGGCGATGTTTTCTCGATACAAATGTTCCAGGTCCAGCTTCGCTGCGATGTCATAGACAGGATCATCGTCTGCGTCCTTGCCGGATCTCCGCTCGTGGTTTCCCGGAACGAAACACAGAATGCGATCCTTCGCCGGCTCCAAAATCTTCGCCATCTCACGCTTTTGCTGGCTGGGCCGCATGGTGGCACGAAATGGATTTGTGAGAGAGGACTTTGTGCCATTGTCGACCAGGTCTCCGCCCATAATCAGGTACGCATTTGGAGTATCAGCAACCATGTTGATGAATCTGATGAACTCCTGCTCCATGCATTCCGGGCTGCCAAGATGTACATCGAAAATCGGGAAAATAGTTATGTCGTGTCCGCCGTAAAACTGGTGTTGGATCATCTCAAAATCCGGGAGCATCCAATCCCCCCTTTATTCTTCTTCTGCCGGGTCCTCCTCCGGTTCCGGGGGCGGAACGTAGTGTACAAATGTTTTTTGCGATCCCGGCAGAACAGATCCTGTCTCAGTCAGAATGCAGGCGGAATGGACTGGATTCTGACTGATGGCTGCATAGCGAAGGACTTCATAGAGCTTGGCCCACGCAGCATTCTCAGTGCTTTCTGTGAAGGTGAGCGGATGCATGGTTTTGTCTGCCCACACTTGGATTTCTACGATACAGTACATGTCAACCTCCGTCATCGGTCAGTAGACCGGAGTATTCCTTCTCATCGTCCATAGGGCTTAGGCTCTTCATAGGTCATTGCCAGCGTACTATCCTTCATGCCCTCAGTGGTAGGATCTACCACGATGCCAAGGATCGCCAGTACGGAAAACAGCGCCTCCACGACAGCAATGAGCTTATCACCCAGGTCCGACAGGTCCAGGTCAACGCCGGCCACAGAAGCGATAGCCTTGATCAGCACCAGCAGGGCCGGGATCAAAGCCAGCCAAAACCACTTGTTCTTAATTCGCACTTTCCAGTTAATCATATTTTTTCCCTCCTTTTATGCCCCAAAGAGCATCTTAACCAGCACGCCTATTAACGCTGTGCCAATGATTCCTACACCCCAAAGGATAGCGGACAATTTTGTGTTGATGACAGCAAATTCCGTGTCCTTCTGTGCCATCCTCTCCTCCAGGGATTTGACCCTTTCGGCAAGGCCGTCATAGTCTTTGTCCGCACTCATGTCTCTACCTCCAGCAATTTTGAAAACGTCAAAGGACCAGCCACCCCGTCAACCTTCAGCCCATGGTCCTTTTGAAATGCCTTGACCGCATTCTCCAGAATATCATCGAATCTGCCGGTCATACTTCCTTTATAATAGCCTCTTGCGCAGAGGATTCCCTGGAGAGCGAACACGTCCGGTCCGCTCATGTTCTTGTCCAGCATCCGAGGCGGCCAAAATTGTTCTGCGGCCTTTTCCTTGGCCTTTGGCTTTGCGATCTCCTTCTCGATTTCCAACGCCCTCTTGTATCGAGCATCAATGTTGTTGACAGCAGGCTGCTCATATTCTTTGCAGATCCGCTCCGTGGCGGCATAGATGTTTGTGGTAACCTTCAGGAATGAGAGGAGCTGCGGAAAGTAGTTTTTCAATTCCCATACGATGAAATCTGCCTGGACGGATCTGTCGCCAATGGACTTGCCTGCCTTCTTGGCTGCGTCGAAAAGGTTTTCTTTCCTTGTGTACCAGGTCCATTGTGCGGCACCCCAGCCGTTGGAAAGTGCGAAAGTATTCCTGGAGATTTCTCCCCTATCAACCTTTGCTGCGTACTCTCTGGATTTCTTGAGATCAGAACTGAAATCTCCTTCCATGCGGCAAGGCTCACAGCCAGTGCTTTCGCAATCAAGATTGCCAAGAAAGCCAATAGTGGCGGCGTGGGTAAGGCCGGCAGCACGCAGAACATTATAAAAATATTGTCTGTTTGTCATATACGTTCCTCCTTACGAAGTTGCTTTCTTCACATCTATTGCCCACCTTCTTGCTGTGACGCTGTTGGAAACAGTACCTTTTGTGTTGGCTACATAGTAGCTGTCAATATTTGCCGGCTGAACAGCGGCGTCACCGTTGATCTGGATGCCGTAACAGAGCCTTGTATAGCCGGAAGAAAGTGCAATTTCCGGGGCGTCATTAGTACAGTTTCTTGAGGAATGGGCGGTAACCGTAAAGGAGCTTCCGTATGAGCCAAATGTGAATTTTACGTCTGCAATATATGCGTGGCCTTCCAGATTGGCAATGCGGCTCAAGGCGCCGGTCCATGCGCTGTCGTTATCGAACAGGGCATAGTGCGTCTCCGTGGCAGCCTGGTTTTGCCGGGCCAGCTTCCAGTCATAGGGGATCTCCAGCACCTTGTCCGCTTCCGGGGCCTTGCCAAAACCTACTGCCGTGGCAGTGGAGTTGAATTTCATAGCCCATTTTTGGGAGGAAATGGTTTGTCTGAAAGATGCCGAATTACCCAATTTGTCTGTGATCGTTACCGTAGCGATCCAGGTATAGTTCGGATCGAGTCCAGAAAAAACATCTGCCGTCTGAGGATTGTTCGTCAGATTGGCTGAAGTGTAAGGGGCGAACATTGATGTATTGTCAGCCGCCTTGTTACATTCCACGATGAGGGAAATAATCTCATTTCCGCTATCGAGGGACGATATACTCCCCGTGGCTTTTGCGGAAAGATAAACTCCACCTTCATCTTCCACATATTGGGTGCCCTCTTTTTTGCATCGAAGCAGCTCCACGGACTCAAGAACAGGATTAGCATAAGGCAAGATCGTAAAGTCTTGCGTGCCTGTCGTTACAAACCCTCTTGTGTCTGTAACCCTTATTGTTGCGGTAACGGTACCGGATGAAACAGCGGAATTACTGGTAGTCAAGACCTTTGACGTATCGCTGGAATTAATCGAGGTGGTGACGCCATTGTAGATGATCTCATATTTTGATATAGATGCAGAATATTGAGGCGTAGCAGACGCAGTAACACGGAGCTTGCTGTAGCCCTGTACAAATTTGGCGATGCTTGCGGCATCAGATCCTGTGTTGTCATATGTCGGGCTGGACAGCGACAAAGTAGGGGCACAGGAATTTGGGAATGTCATTGTGATCGGCTTTGTGCTACTGCCCCAAGACGAGCTGCCATATGACGTTGCGCAGGTGATTGTGACGGTTACACTTTTTGCGGACGTAATCCAAGCACCATATTGTGACAGCGTCGGCGTCCAGGTATACTTTGCATCGGAATTTTTGACAAGACCACCACTACCTTGTATGGTAGTGCCATCCCGCTTGATACCGCTTGTGGTGACTGAATATGAATGGTTGCCTGCTGTGAAAGACAAGGAAACCGTATTTGTCACGCCGCTCACACTATTTGCGAGAGTAATTGTTACAGCATTTCCGAATGTCCCGCTGCTGGCGGAGATTGTACTGGCTGTGCCATAAGTGCCGGTCAGTGTGACGGTACATGACCCAAGCGCAAACCGTGTAGTGCCAGGAAAACTCGAATTCGGGAAAACCCACAGGTAATAGGTTGTATTCGGCAGCAGCTTTATGCTCAAGCTGCCCTTTATATATTTGCCGTAACTCCCTTCTGCAGCATAACCCGCAGTAGACGATTTTGTCGTTTTATACTGAGTTGAGCTCGTGCTGACAGCGAAGCGCATAGCTGCGATACCATCATCACTGTGAGACGATCCACGGACATCGGCTGTGGCATTTGAAGTTTGAAATGAAATCTTTGTCGCACCACTGTCGCCGGTCTTGAACTGGAAATAGCAGGTACTCAAAGCATTAGCGCCGGAACCATTGCCTGTGCCTACGTAAGCTCCACTATATGGGCCATTACCGGCTTCAAAATATTTTGCTGTAGTGTTCGCCATAGTTTATCCACCTACATATTTGATGCCAAAACCATTGCTTGCCGTCATTTCCCAGCCGGCGCTTAGTTTGAAACTGTTTTCGGAAACAATATTCCTTACATGCAGCATACCGTCCTCAGAATCAAACCAGCCACGCTTTTGACCATCAATCCAAAACTGCCACCCCGTCGAAGTGTAAAAGCCAAAGGTCTGGCGATCCGCAATCGGATAATAGTCATAACCTTCATTTTTTGTCGGGGTCTCGGATTCAAACCGCACGCTTTGCGAAATCACAATCCCAAACAAGACCTCGTGCGTCTCCGGGTCCGTGATCCAGCCTCTGCGGATCTGGCCATTCATGAGGGTCCTGAATCCGCTAAGGGTATCTACCAGTGTCCCAAGATTCTCGATTGTGTCAAGCAGGGTAACATTCTCGGATAGTTCATATTTTTCAAGAACTTCTGTTGCGGACGCCACCATTTCCAGCGATGCCTGTTGCTTGTACTCACCAAAATCTGATTGAGCCAGATATTCTTCTTCGATGGTCATTTTTAGGTCATCTGTACGGGCAGAAACATCTGTTATTTCGTCCGCAGTTTTCAGAATAAGCTGGCCAATTTGCTTGGCATAATCTTTCAAATCCCTTGCTTCCGCACCTTGTTCTTGTGGTGCAGAAGATTCCTGAGAAGCTGCCTGGGCGACTGCATAAAATGCGTCCTGAATTGCGGTCTGCGTGGATTCGGCATTATTATTTCGGACCATTCGGACCAGATAGTCCCGCAGAGCAGCGATCTGTTGGCGCTCATTGCCCTGGAGGATGGGCGGAAATTCATACATCGCTGCCCACCTCCAGGATCTTGGCAATGGAGTAGATTCGCACATCGCCATTACCGACGAGCTTCATCCGCAGATGATCGCAGCGCCTGGGCTTTACGGGAAGGGTAGCAGTTCCGGTATTCTGAATATTGACCGTACCCTGATGCTCCCATACGCCGGAGGAATCATACTCCAGATAGACGGACAGAGTAGATCCGGTTTCCATCTTCATGCGGATATTAAAACGGGAGAGATACTTTTTCTGCGGATACTGGTAGTACGAGACGCCAGTCTCTGCGATCCACTCAGGATTCGTCTCAGGCGTACCTGTTGTACCGTTCAATGCGAGAAGATGGTTGTCCGCATCCAGGCAGAAAAGCTCATCATCTACCCTGGCAAAGCTCGTTGCATGCAGGTTATCCTCATGTATCCAGATGTTTCTGTCCCCGTCGTAGACGAATAAATGCCAGTTGTTGCTGCCGTCCCGCATAGATATATAGTATCTCTGACCGAAAACGCCGGCGACAGCATCATAGTATTTCTCGTCCCCAAGATTGGAAGAAACACCAGCAGGGAAACCGCCCTGCCACGCCACTACATCCGTCCTACTCTTGTAGTACAAAGTTTCGTTGATGATCTGCAGGCTTTTCCAGCTTCCCTTCTGGACGCCCCTGCAGGCCATCTCATCCACTCTGTGGCCTCCTGTAGCGCTCACAGTGATGATATGGACATGGTTTTCCTTGAAAAACGTCGGATTGCCAAGATAGTTCACAGCTCCGGTCCATTGCCCGTCAGAGCCTACGGAAGCACGCCAGGGATCAGTAGAGAGCCCAAGGAACTGGCTCCAGTTTTTGAAATCTCCCAATGCGGAGCAATACAGCTCATTGATGTTTTTGCCGTTCACATTGCCGTATTTGCAGCCCCACAAGCGGTTTTGACATTCGCAGACATAATCCATATCCGGAACAGTTCTGCTGATCGTAATAGTTCCAGTATTTTGTGTGAGAGTCCCGGTAATCAAACCTACGAGGATGATGTAGTCGGATACTTGGCTTCCCGCTGCACTTGATCCGCCAAGGCCATAGATGATTTTCTCACCGTTTAGATCGCTTACGTCGGCACCCACAACACTGAATCCGGAAATAGAAACGCCATCCTGTGCATTGAAAAGGCGTGGGATCTCACCCATAGTGTGGAATGTGACTTTTGTATAGACCGTAGCAATTTCTACCCAAACAGAAGTATAAGAGCTCCATTGCTTCAGGACAGTTTTGCTTCCGCTCGTATCTGCCCACAGGGCGCCATCTTCCGGTTCTTCAGGGGGATTCGCATTGACCGTAATGTTCGTATAAAGCTCTCCGTCTACGCTGCAGGGAGCAAATGTCACTTCAGCTCCTGTGGCGGAAGCATCGTAAGAATACGTCCCTTCCAGGTCTCCATAATCACCTGCATCCGCAGTGTTGTAATACTTTTTGTCCGGAAATATGACGATATAAGCGCCTATCCCGACAAGCTGCTTCTGACCGGCAGAAAGATCGTCGACCGGAGTAGCAGAATCATTGAAATACAATGTTCCATCGTCCACATATGCCAGTGCGTCCTTCTCAATGAGACCCTGGCCGGCGGTCAATGTCTTGACGGTCCCCCGCTTTTTTCGATTCGCAAGCATGGGAAAGTAGGCGGATGTGAGATTTTGGGTATCATAAAACTCTCCGGGGCCGATCTTCAGATTATGGTTATACCCATAAAATGCGTCGGTGATGTCAGTTGACACCTGGCCCGGAGTCAAGATCGGGAGAATCACAGCACCCACCTACCTTTTTTGACCGGCATATGCTTCTTGTTGTACCAATTTGTCCATTCCGTATACGCCGCATTGAATTGCGTCGCAAACTGATCGTACTTGGTAATCTCACTGTTTGCGGAAGCGATCCTGGACAGCAGATAATAGGAATACAGGTCCTCAGCATACGGATCTCCGACAAGCAGATCCACTTCGGGGACAGAATCATTTTCTCCTACAGCATAGGCAGAAGGATCAAACTCATCCTCCGGGGCATCCTCATGCGTCATAAGGACCTCTTCATAGATCTTGCCGTCAATTGTAGCCAGCCAGCCCAGCTTCTGAGCATTGGTGTAATAGTTGGGAGACAGATTGTCTACCAAGGATATAATTGTTGATGCGGTCATTTACTGCCTCCTAAAAAGGCCGCCAAGCGGCGGCCATTTGGTTTATGCTTTTGCTTTCATCTGGTCCGCTTTGTCATAGAAGCGGACTTCAGCAGCTTGGGATCTGAAAATCTCCTCCGCCACTTCGGGCGGGACCTCTACGGTCTGCCCCTTGGGGATCAAAGTAGCAACACCGTTGATGCTCACGAAGAAGTTGGGATCTTCATGCCCTTTGGCACGAGGGATGGTCACAGCAACCTTCCCATTATCGGCTTTTTTGGTAGCCATATTTTCTCCTTTCTGACCATTGAGGGGGCAAAAGAGCCCCCTCGTGGTCTGTCAGATTATTCGTTGCCCTTGTCAACGCCAGAGAAGCTGGACGTAGACATGATGCGGAGCAGACGCTCCGGATACAGGATGGT